AGCTAGGGTTAACTATGGGTATAAATTCTAGGCGCGAAAACCTAGAAGGTATGGGCGGTTTTGATATTGCTGATTTGAGCGGTTTGCAACTATGGCTTAAAAATGCAGAAGGCGTTACTGCTGCACAATGGAACGACTCTAGCGGTAATAATAACCACGCTACACAAGGAACTTCAGGAAAGCAAGCTGCTGTAGAAGATGGTGGTCTTGACTTTGAAACAGGAGATGTCTACGACTTAACGTCTACAATAACTACATCTACGTTTACTGCATTTGTCGCTATAGAGCCTGATAGTGGCACTTCTATGACTTTTTTATCTAGCTCTAACGCTGCTGACTTATTAAGAATAAATCAGACTGCTGATAATGAGTTTAGGACAAAAAGAGCCGATAATTCACTTGACCTTATTGTAAGCCACTCTACAGACTTTAGTTTCGAAGGAAACGGCGGAGTAGAAAAGTTTATAGTAATGTTTAGACAAGAAGGCAATAATACTGTTACTTTAGGGGTAAATAATGATATTGACAATTTTGCTTTAGCAAATAGCACAGGATCTGATTTTAACTTCGAAGTAATAGGCGCTCAAGGTTCAGGAGGGGCAAACGGTTTTAATGGAACAATATACGAAGTCGTTATATATAACCAAGTGCTTAGCGATTCAGACGCTACACTAGTTAGAGAAAATATAGCTAGTAGAGTAGGAATAACACTATAACTATGGATAAAGATAGACTGTTAAATATACAATTTACAAACGAGGTATTACCTAAAACTATAGAAAGCCCTATAAACGAGTGGATAGGCTACGGCGATGGCGACTATAAAAACCTATACCCTAACTATATTATAGATTTATATAACAATTCAGCTACGCACGCGGCAGTAGTTAACGCTACCGCAGCGATGATAGCAGGCGAAAACTTACTAATAGAAGAAGGTAACGACTTACAACAATACGTAGCGTTAAAGAAGTTTTTAGCTGACGCAGGCGAAAATACTACGCTACACGAAATAGTAACTAAAATAGCTTTCGACCTTAAACTTCAAGGCGCTTTTGCTCTTAATATTATTTGGAGTAAAGATCGTAGCCGTATTAGTCAGATAAAGCACATACCTGTAGAAAAGTTAAGAGTAGGTAAGCCTAACGAAGACGGTAAGGTAACAGAATTTTATTTAAGTAGCGACTGGGCGCAGTATAGAAAGAAAGAACACACGCCTATAAGAATAGCTGCCTTTAACGAAGACGATAGGAGCGAAGCTAGCCAAATTATGTATAAGGGCTTGTATTCGCCTGCTATGGAATTATACTTTACTCCTGATTACATAAGCGCTAACAACTGGATACAAATAGACAACCTTACTGCAGACTATCACCTTAACAATATATCTAACGGTTTTAGTGCGTCTTATTTTATAAATTTTGCAAACGGTATACCTACATCCGATGAGCGCCGACAAATAGAACACCAAATAACGCAGAAGTTTAGCGGCAGTAACAATAGCGGCAAAATGGTTTTAACGTTCAGCGACGACGCTAATAGCAAGCCTGAAATAGTGCCTATACAAGTAAGCAACGCAGACAAGCAGTATACTGTCCTTAACGAACTTTGTATACAGAATATAATGATCGGACACCGCGTTACTAGCCCTATGCTGTTAGGAGTTAAAACGGAAGGGCAACTAGGCGGACGCGGCGAACTATTACAAGCACATGAACTATATACTAACACAGTTATACGACCTTTTCAAGAAGTTATACTAAAGTGTATACGTAAAATACTAGCTGTTAACGGTATCGCTATACCTATTAGTATAGAAATGGCTAAACCGCTTAATAGTATTTTTGACGCTGACACACTTAAAGAAGTGTTAACGCAGGACGAAATACGCGCAGAACTAGGCTACGCACCTTTAGAAAAAGAAGAAGAAACAGTAGCAGAAGAAGTGGCAATGTGTAACCACGAAATAGAAGCTAGCGACGTATTACAGCCTAGCGAAGAAAACCTTATAAAGTATATAGACGAAATATACGAAGTAGAAGAAGACCTTATAGCAGAAGGCTACGAACTAGTAGACGAAGAAGACGTAGACGAAGACGAAGGTAACTACGATTTTGCAGCTAACACCGCAGCTATTAAGCCTACAGGAGTAGGTAGTAAGTCAAGACGCGCAGACGGCAAATTCTTTAAGATACGTTACGTGTATAGACCGCTTACAGTAGTAGAAGGTAGCCGCGAATTTTGTCGCCACATGGTAACAACACACGCTGATAGTATATTTAGACGCGAAGATATTAGTAAAATGAGCAGCCAAAAGGCTAACGGTGACTTCGGCTTTTACGATATTTTTAAGTTTAAAGGACGTTTTAACTGCCGCCACACTTGGAGGCGTAGAACGTATGTATTAAGAAATGCTAAAAGTCGCGTAGTAATAGATGGTAAAGTATACGAACGCGGCGACAGGTTACCTAATTTAGAAGAAAACTATAAGAGCGTAACAACGGCTGCAGCAGACGGCGTTAGAATACCTGTTAAAGACGCAGACGAAAACATAGCAACAAAGAAAAATAAACAAGTAGGCAAGGGCTACCAAGAATAATTAAACTATGGCAGTATTATTTATAAGCGAAGACACTATAAAAAAGTCTACTACTATAAACGGTAACGTAGACGCAGAACTACTGTTACCATACATTAAGGTAGCGCAGGATATACATATACACCAGTTACTAGGCACAGATCTATACGACAAGCTAGCTAGCCTTATTCAAGCAGGCACTATGCAGGACGCGGCTAACGACGACTACGAAACGCTTATAGACGTATATGTGCAGCCCTGCTTAATACACTACAGCTTATACGAGTGCTTGCCGTTTTTGTCTTATAAGATTATGAATAAAGACCTTGTTCGTAAGATTAGCGAGCAGTCTACTAACGCTAGCCTAGAAGACTTAAAATACTTACGCGGTATTGTATTGAATACTGCAGAATACTACGCAGAACGCTTAGTAGAATGGCTTCGAAATAACCACAGCAAATACCCTGAATATACAAGCAACACAGGCGCAGACCTAAGCCCAAATAAAGAAGCGTTTTTTAGCGGCATGAACTTACAGACTGGTATACAGGGTAAAGCGCAAAAGGGTATAACGCTACGTAATTTTTTTAAAGCTAACGAGATAGGCTACTAATGAAATATAAGCCTAAGCAAAAAAATATAGAAAAATTAAAAACCTATTTAGATAAGTCTAAAAATGAAAAACCTGCTACAACAAAACGCCGACGTATTAGGGTTAAATAGTGTAACGTTATTTATTTCTCTTACAGAAGTAGAACAAATACTACAGATACTAGCTTTAGCGCTAGGTATTATTTACACTCTAGATAAGTATATAACATACAGAAAAAATAGAAATGGCAAGAAAGGTAGCAAGTAGTTTTATATCTAAGCCTAAAAAAAAACGTAAAAACGTGCATAGTAAAAATGCAAGCAAAGGGCAGAACGGCTACAAGAAGAAGTATAGAGGGCAGGGCAGATGATACAAAAAGACTTAACGTTAAATGTAGGTAACATAATTTGGATAGTAGGTATAATCTTTACTATGGGTGTAGCGTATAGCCAAATAGCACAGCTAGAAGAAGATCTAATAGTGTTAAATAACAGGCTAGACAAAAAGATAAAGATACTTAACGAAAGCCAAAAGCGTATAGTAGAATTAGAAATAGAGATAGCCACAATTAAAAGTTGCAAAAATGATTAGAGCAATAAAAAATATAGTATGTAAAGCGTTATACTACGCTACTTTTAAAAGTGTTTGTATAGGTGCTTGCGATAATTGTAAGGTATAATGGAAGAAATACTACAACTTATAGAACGTTACGGCTTAACGCTTATTTTATTGCTAGGTAGTTTGTATGCTTTATATAAATTTTTCTTTTTTTCAATCATTGAAGTTCGTTCGCAGTTTAGCAAATACCACGAAAATAATGCTAAAGATATGCAGTATATCAAAAGCAAAATAGATACTATACTAGAGTTTATAAAAAGTAAAAAATAATGCTTATTTATTTTAACTTCGAAGAGTTTGACAGCCCAGACGAAATAGGTAGCGGCTTACCAAAATGTCAAGGCGGTAAAATGGACTTAGCGTTCTTACATAAGCTAGACGAAGCACGAACTATAGCAGGCGTGCCGTTTAAAATTACAAGCGGATATAGAACTGTAGAACATAACGCTAAAGTGGGCGGACGTGTAGGAAGCAGTCACCTTAAAGGCTGTGCTGTAGATATTGCAGTAAACAACAGCGCACACCGTAGCGCAATAGTGCAGGGCTTAATAAAAGCAGGCTTTACGCGTATAGGTATAGCTAAGACTTTTATACACGCAGATACTGATCCTAACAAACCTAACGCACTATGGCTTTACCAATAGGCAATATAATTAAAGAACTTTTTAACGGCGGCGTAACTAATTTAGTAGATGAAGTAATAACTAATAAAGAAGAAGCGCAGACCTTAAAAAACGAATTACGTAAAATAGAAGTAGACCTTACTAAAACTATAGAGCAGGAAGTAAGCAAAAGATGGGTAGCGGATATGAGCGGCAACTGGTTAACTAAGTCTATACGTCCTTTAGTTTTAGCGTTTCTTGTAGTATCTACTGTAATTATGGTATTTATAGATAGCGGAACTATTGATTTTGAAGTAAAAGAAACTTGGGTAGATTTATTGCAGATAGTTTTAATAACTGTTATAGGTGCATACTTCGGAAGTCGCGGACTTGAAAAAGTAAAGAATGGGAAGTAATAGGTATAGATTAAAACCTGACGAAGAAGCCTTACTACTAAACTACCGTAAGCACACTACAAATAACATACTGGTAATAGGCGACCTGCACGAACCCTTTAGCCTTGACAAATACCTAGACTTTTGTATAGAGCAATATCATACGCATAGCTGTAACGAGGTAGTATTTATAGGCGATATAATAGACAACCACTATAGCAGTTACCACGAAACAAGCGCAGACGGTTTAGGCGGTGCTGACGAACTAGAACACGCTATAAACAGAATAGCGCGGTGGTATGAAGCGTTTCCTGTAGCAACCGTTTTAATAGGCAACCATGACCGTATTATAATGCGTAAGGCACAAACTAGCGCAATACCTAGTAAGTGGATTAAAAGCTATAAAGAAGTCTTAGAAGTGCCTAACTGGTATTTTACAGAACGATACGTAAAAGACAACGTGCAGTATATACATGGCGAAGCAGGCACAGCTAGAACAAAGTGTAGGGCAGATATGCAAAATACAGTTCAGGGACACTTACACACACAGGCTTACTGCGAACACTACGTAGGGCAGAACTTTCGTATATTCGGTATGCAGGTAGGCTGCGGTATAGATCACGAAAGCTACGCTATGGCTTACGCAAAGGCAGGTAAAAAGCCTGCTATAAGCTGCGCTGTAGTAAAGAACAACGGCACACTACCTTTAAATATCTTAATGCCTTTATAACGAGGCGAATACGCAAAAACCATAACAGCAAAATAACACAACTAAGTATAATACTCTTATATATTATTATTATTTAAGTATTAGTTATATCTAGTAAAGTAAATTTATTTTAACTTTTTTTGTTAATTATTGTTAATTATTAAAAAATAGTTTTTATATTTGCCTTGTGTTTGCAATTATGCAACACGCTAAAAACAAAACAATGAAAAACCATTTTAAAGAAATTCAACAGATTTTCAGCGCATCTAAACCAAAAGAAACACACGTATACTTACGTAACGTAGAAAAGGTTATAGACGCAGCTAAAGCGCGTATTAAGGCGCACGAAATAGAAGCGCACGAAAACGAAGACTACGACAGGGCGCACGCTTACCACATGGCGATTATCGAACTAGCATTTGTAACTTCTGAAATAATGCTACAACAGCTCAAAGAAAATGAATAGCGAAACTAAAACTAACACAGTCGTAGCCGTAGTCGGCTTGGCTATAGGTGTAATCCTAGCACACCTTTGCAACTTGCTAGGTATTATTTTAACTATATAAAAAAATGATTAAAACTAGTAAGGTAACTGGCGCGCAAGCTAACGGAACTTGGGAGGGCAAGTATGGTATAATGTATAAGCATGAAATAGCCTTTGAGAATGGCGATAGCGGCGAGTATAGCAGCAAGTCTGCAGATCAAAACAAGTTTGTAGTAGGTCAAGAAACTGAATACGAATTTATAGACGGTAAATTCCCAAAAGTAAAACCAGTAAATAACTTTCAACAAGGCGGCTACAATACAGTCAAACAGGGCGACAACCGCGAAAAGTCTATAGTAAGACAAAGTAGCTTAAAGTGTGCTACTGACTTTGTAATAGCTAACGGAGGCGACGAAGCTAGAGTAATAGAAATAGCAGATATTTTTACCACTTGGGTTTTAGAAGACAAGAAGCCTACGCCTGCACCTCAAGAAATGCCTTTTTAATTATGAGAGCAGGAAGCGATATAGGCTATTGCGATAGCGACTACAGGGAAAACAATACAGTAGACAACTTTGCATATACTGAAAAAGATATTATAGCTAACGTAGAAGCGTTAGGGTTTAATGTTTACGACGTAATACTAGGTGAGGATAAAATGGATTTGTATTTAGAAGACAAAGATACTTTAGTATATTACGACTATTATAACTTTGAGTATTTACTATACGAAACTTTTACTAGAAAAGACTTTTTAAGAGAATACGACGGAAGGTTTAGCGGCTGCTGTGGCGCAGATATTATAGAAGACTACGGCAGGTGTAAACATTGTAAAGAAGCAATTATATAATTATATGAATTTAGAACGAGAAATAACTAGGCTTAATAGCATAGTAGAAGAAAAGCTACAAATAGATAGCATAAACGTAACAGAAAAGAAACAGGATCAAGTATTAGGACGTATGGTAGTTTGTAATATACTTATGGATAACGGGCTAACGCCTGCTAATTTAGCAAAGTATTATAAACAGCATAGAACTAACTACTACCACTATCGCAAAAGACACGAAGCATATTTAGAAATACCAAAAATGTATCCTGAATACATACAGTTATTTAGATTTGCTAACGATGAATATACAAAACGAGTTAAAGACGTTAGTATGTTGTCTAAATTACAGCGCTTAGAAATTATAGAAGAAATAGATAAAAACTTAAACACTTTGTTAGAACGAAAACAAGACGTTTTAGAATCTTTAAAACATGAAGACAAAAGAAATAGTATTAGACCTGTTACAGCGTAGCAGAAGCCTACGCGATAACGACAACCGCTTAACAGCTAACGTATGGTGCGCAGAATTAGAAGGACTAGGCTACGCGTCTTTAGATAAAATGTTAGCTATAGACTTGTTAGGACTAATAGCAGACGGTAAACTGTCCGCAGCTAATAACATAAAACGTATACGCTGTAAGTTACAACAAGAAAACGAACACCTACGCGGCGATAAATACGACTATAAACAGCGTTTTGTTCAGGACAGATGGCGTAAAGAAATGCGTAAAAAAGAAATTTATACCTTTGACGATCCTAAACAATGGGAAACAAAAATAAATTTTAAATGCAAGGATATATAAAGCTACACCGCAAAATACTAGACAATGGCGTGTTTGCTGACGCAGAACTATTAAAGGTTTTTGTATGGTGCATTTTAAAAGCAAACACTACACCTAATATAGTTTACGGTAGAAAAATAGATATAGGGCAGTTTGTAACTGGACGTGTAAGCGCTGCTGAAGAATTATGCTTAAAGCCTAGCACAGTATATAAGCGTATGCAAGTGCTAAAGAAGCAAGGCTATATACAAATAGATAGCAATACTAAAAACAGTTTAGTAACTGTTATAAAGTATAAGTCTTATCAACTAAACGAAAAGCGTAAGAAGCGCGATCTAGAAAATGTATACAAGCGTTTTAGCGACGAAGTATATACACATGACTATAGCGCAGAAATGCAGGCAGAATTTATAGACTACTGGACGGAGCCTAATAGAAGTAAAACAAAGCTACGCTATGAACTACAAAAAACTTTTGATATAGCAAGGCGTTTAAAGACTTGGCAAAAGCGACAAAAGCAATACAGTAAAACACAAAAAAGCAATATATTAGACACTTGGCAGGAAGCTAGAAATATAGTTAACAATGGATAAGAGTAAGCAAATATGGTATAGGTTTAACAACGATCAAAAGCAGCTTAAAACTGACTGCGTAGACCTTGTTAGTAAGTGCTACTTAATGCTAGGGCAAAAGCCCGACACGCAGCAAGTAGTAATAATGTCGCAACTATTATACGACGACCTAATAAACAGCTACAGCCGTTTAACTATGGAC